GCATTGGTCAACATCTCCATCGATTCGGCTTCGATGATGAGAAACTTGGAATAATTGTCAGATCCCTGAATCTGGGATTCGACAAAACTCTCAATTCTCTTGATCGTCCCATCAGTCAATTGCCCATTCGAAACGAGCAAAGCCATCGACGGGATATTGTTGTTTCTGAACGTGATATAGTTGATCTCTTCTGCCGACCGATCTCCGAAAATAGAAAGAAGATTCCCGATAAAACGAGGCATCCCATACGGAGAACGAGAACAATAAAGCGACATGTGGAAAACTTCATTCGCTTTTTTGTCCTCCGGGAATTTCGAAACTTCCGATTCTGGAACTACGAATCCAGTCTCGTTATCGTAAACCCGAGGATCACCAAATTCCTTGAACCATCGAAGCGCGTAATTCGAAGAGATCGAAAGGTTTCGATAATACACCGATTTCGATTGTGCGTGCATTCGAAACCTAGACCACACCTTTATGTTCCGAATTTCCACAGATCCATCGAGTTGAAGTTCGAGAATCTTCATATCGGCTTGAATGGGTTCTTTGTCAACAGGGCCAAGTCTCATCTGGTACGCCGGAATATGATTGAACCCCTGGATGCGACCAGAGACACTACGCACGATCTCAAACCAAGCATTTCCGGTCGTCTCGAGATCCCTTCTTACCTTCTTTCGAAATGCCAAAAAGGAATCTTTCAAGCAAGCATATGAAAAGAAATTTTGCAAATAGACCATTTCAGCATCTATCGACTTTTTTAGATCCTTTGGAATATCTGGATCATCCATTTGCAAACGAGAAACAAATCGATATCCATATCCATCAATATTTGCTGCCATAGCTTCGATACACGGACTGAGCTCCGAATTGTTCTCTGGAAGCATAGAAAGAGTCATAAGATCAAATGGTGGTTCCAGAACGCGCCCTTCCCGAACCAACATTTCAAATGGATCATCAGAAGCGGTTTTCGTCTTTCCGTCCATCTCGATAATTCGATCTTCCTGCTTTCTCAACGGAATGACGATTGCTCGAAGGGCTTGCTTGTTGGAACGATTCCCACCAGAAACCGACTCCTTCAATGCTGTATCCGACATGGTTTTCTCCCTTTACAGAATTCCCGGCTCGTATTCTCTTCTCTTCCTATGCCGTTTCATCTTACGTGCCCGAATCGCAATGTCAAACGCATCCAGACCATCCTTGAAACGCGCAGTCGGGAAAAGAACAAATTGCTCGACCAGTTTTCCCATGTTCTTTCTAAAAAAAACTCTTTTGGATTCGAACATTGGAGAAAGTTTCCAAGCTCGAGTCATCTTGTCCTTATCGGTGAAAATAGGAATGATTCGAAGGCCAGCAACTTCGTCCTCACCATCACGAACCTCTTCTTGCAAAACCTTCTGATACGCATTCCCTTCAATTCCACACCGAACAGGATCCCACTTTCTGAAAAGTTCCGAAGTTCTCCCCTTCTGTTTCACGAAAGAGATGTGCTCCATCAAATAGTCAAGAACATAGATTCGTCCAGATTTATCTTCGCCTATAATTACGATCGCGAATTGATCGTTTTTGTCGTTTTCCGTTACTGCAAGATCAACACCCATGAAAATAGAAAGACCAGAAGGAACGTCTTCGTCTTTTATGATTTGACAATCATCATAATGAAAAACTTCTCCCTTCATCCCATCTGTCTTCACTTGATACTGCGAATCAAAAATAAGCATCCCAACAGTTTCGCGCTTCTCGATGAAGTAGTCTTTTGAATAAACTTCCGGCCAAGCCGATTGCTCATATTCATCTAATGCTGGAATAATCTGAGTATGCCCCTTGAATTCCTGTTCCATCAAAGTACCGTAAAGGTCCTCATGATGGTAACGAGTTCCGAGAATGTGATGTTCTCCTCGAAATTTCACCTTCGGATCTGGAGGCATCAAACAAGGATCAAGCGTTTTGTAAAACCAAGTGAAAATCTTATCTCGTGCGTGTTTCGTATAAGAATTATCTTCATCAACCAAATCGTCAGAAATAACAACGTCAAAATGTTTAGAAACCACCACCGATTCTGGGCTCATGGTGGTAATGCTTGCCTCTTTCGTTTTCATCGTTCGTGGCAAAACTTCGATTTCTTTCTGATCCCACTTTGTCACCTTTCTGGGATCAAAATACGTTCCGAAGATTTCCTCGAGTTTTTTATTTCCTTCAAAATGACCTTTGATCTCCTTCAAAAACGATCCAGCATTTGTAGCAGATTTGCTTGTCAACGCAATTCGAAGATTTGGATTGCAAAGAAGATAATAAATCACTTTGACCACAGTACACATTGTTGTTTTTCCAGATCCTCGAAACACCAACTGTAAACTTCGAGGGTTGTCAATCTGAAATTTCAACATTGCCAAATGGTGTGGTGCCGCTAGATAACCCAAAACCTCTGTTGCTAAAATATCAACTCTTCCATATTCCAGAACGGCTCTGCGAATTACCTCGTTCGTCTTTTCTCGATAGTGGGAATAGAGTCTAACGAGCTCCCCGCGACCCGATGTTTGGAGCGAAGAACCTGTTTCTAAAATCGGAAGGACATTTCCGCCACGTTTGACTTTCATTTCAAAATTGCCGATTGCCACTCACAAGGATCTTGCAGGTTTCACCACCAGCCATTCCACCAGTGACCGCAACAATGACCTTCAAACCATAGGTCTTCACTGTTGCGACCCAAGGAATCCCGGCACCCTTGGCCGAAAACGTATAACCAGAACCGTGAGCGACCACAAACTTTGTTGCCTCTTGCGACCAGAAAAGAATGCTCACCGCTGGATTGCTGCTCGTTTGCGGAATGACCTGAATTGTCAGATCATCGAGCTCTACCGTATTGAGCGCAAGAAGCGGATCGATCAACGGCAAGCTATCGTCCGCAGTCACATTTCGGTAAAGCGAAAATCCAGGAGCTTTCTCGATCGACGTATTCGGATTTGCCATTGTTGCCCCTAAAAGGCGAGCCTTTCGTCAAAAGATTTCCCATCTGGGGGGGTAGATGGAAAGTTTCTCGAGTCGAAAGGCTCGCTCAAGCTAGTGTCTTACTGAGCACACTCGTAGTACACGATCTCGGCTGACACGTTCAGATCGGTATCCGCACCGAGACTGAATCCATTCGACAGCGGGGTGATGCCGGTGGCAGACGCCACGAGCGAAATGTCCGTGGTCCCCGCTCCGGAATCCACCACCTTCTGCATCGAGGCATCGGCCATCCCCTCAAACCAAACCGCCTTGCAGTTTCCAGTCACGTTCCACAGCTTCACGGAACGAGGGCGGAACCCAACAGTCCGCACTTCCTTCGACGAACCCGTACCGATGAAACTCCCGCTCACAACTTGCACGCCTGAAGCCATATCACACCTCCTCGGTAGTGTTGTCTCTTGACAGTTCGGACAACGGCTCTATTGCCGAACCTGCATCCGATTGGATGCTCGAGACGTGGTTTTTACAAGCCATCGAAATATTCTCCACACAAACAGAACACACCCGGAGTCCATGTTCCGGGAAAACAATAGCAAAGTCAAGTTCTACTTGACAGACAGAACACTTGAATTTGAATCTCTTCCCCTCACTATCTGGAACCCAAATTGTCCAATGCGCGACTTGATTTTCCGGATCCACAATTCCCTCCTCATTACTTTTTCAGCATAGAATCTGCTAATAAAACAGAATCTTCCATCCACCCATCGATCACTTCCTGAATCCTACTGTACGGAATTCCCGAAATTCCATAAAGCGTTCTCGTTCGATAAGACCCATAAGCAATCCAGATTTCAAGGGTCGCAATTTTGTTGTTCAGGTCGGAGGGAAAAGGCCACATTTTATAGTACATCCACCCACCAAAGACAGCCCCCAAATATTCTTCTGCTCGATCCGGATATTTTCCGTAGATCCATTTCTCCATCGCGATCGACATTCCGTATCCGCGAAGTTCGAGAATTGTTCTCTCTTTGGAGGACCACGGAAAAAAAGAAAATATAGCTGCGAAAAGAGAACTTGCACCACAGAGGACATTGAATGGGAAAAACAAAATCGAAAAAACTAACCAGATCAGGCCATACCATTGGGGAGAAAAATATTTTTGGTAGAAAGAAAACGAACCAAGTTCTTGACGATCCCACATATGAATAAATTCGTGAGCAAGAATATAGCAAGATTCCTTGCTGCCCTGAACAAAATTGTCATCAACGTAGATCGTTTGACCAATCGTTATCGATCTATTCTTCAGTTTCAAAAGCCGAAAAAGCCAAAACTCTCTTAGATTACGAATCCGGAATCCTCGAAATTCCAATAGGGCGAGAACAACCAATCTCTCATATAACTCCTGCCAATTTTGACTCGACATGTTTATCCCTCCACCACAATCTCCAAAATATCCAACGCCACCCGTCGATACTCACAGTATCAAATCCCCAGCCACGATTGCCAACCTTTCTCTTCCGAACTCCAATTTCCCCAAATCCAATTCTGAAAACAGACCAGCGGATCGTTCTCATTCTCGTATCCTATTTCCAATTCCGACTACTTCAGTTGACTCTAATTCTCCAGCAAAATATCGGAAAATATGTTCGATTGCCACACGGACATCTGTGAAAATATAGATGTCCGAACGAATCTCCTGAATCGCCTTTGTTACATACTCAAAATTCTTGAGTTCAAAATCTACCCCGATCCACATCTGTTTGTTCCACCGAAGAATACTTCCGAGCTCCAGATAATCAGACCAATCTGAATCCTTGGAAATCCAGCAAAACACACCATCGACAACCCGAAGAACCTTTTCCTTCCATGCCACAAACTCGAAAAAAGAAATCTTCTTTCCAAACCCGCTGGCATAGATGGCAACGGGAAGCGTGCGAACCCTATCTATCAACTTCGTCTGCCAACCAATGGATTCCAGATTGCGAGAACCACAAATGTACACCGAACACTCAAACGAAAGACCAAGATGACCACGGTCATCAGGAGAAACCACCCAACAAGAAATCGTCCCCTCATCCATTCTCATCTCCCCGATCGGGTTTATAACGAAGAAATCCCGGCCTTCCCGCATGAACACGACTGATCTTGGCCTTATGGTGCTTCTCTAATTCCGGACGATCGATATTAATCGGTTTGGGAATAGTCCGATATATTGATGGATTATCGACTTCCGAAAGAGATTGATTCTGAAATGTTTGCATGATTCGTTCCAAGACCACTTCTTCATTCGCCACAGAATCTCGCAAATCCTCATCCCTCATTTTGTTTGTCCGAATCTCGTCCCGGGTCTCTTGCCGAACCGCATCACTCTTCTTTCCAAATCTCTCGAGAATACCCAGCTCTTGTCCCTTCTCGATGATCTTGTCCTCGATATCCGACTTTGCCTTAATCGCATTCAGCAAAGAAGCATCCCCCTTTGCTGTTCCATCATTCGGCATTCTATCGATGAGCTTGTTCAGCGCAGCCAAGCATTTCTTCTGCTCGACAACGTACTCAGAATAGATTTCCTCTTTTGACTTCGCCTTCCATTTTTTGGCCTGTAATTTGCAACACTCCTTCTGAACCCCGGCGAACTCGTCTTGGTTGAGCTTGAGAATCTTTCTGCAATCCTCGAATGTTTTTCCCAACTCCAATAAAGCAAGCATCTTTCTGACATGATAAGACAGTTCCGACATTCTCGAGCTCCTCCCTAGTCATCCCGGCGAATGGCCGAGACTCCAGATATAGACCATTGGAAGCTCTCCTGCAATCTTTGAAATGCAAGAGTCAACTCCATTCCCAAAGGAATCTCCATTGCCAGAAACGCAGCAAACTCGATATACCTTCTCCGAATCATCTCGCACTGCACCTGTTCTTCCTTCCCGGCACCGACCCGGCAAGGAAACATATTTTCAATGTGGGACAACAAAACCATTCCCAACCTCCAGTCCCCACCCAAGTCAATATAATTTTCAGCACTCTCACCAAAAATGATAGCTCATCTTCCGCACCCAGAAAAGAAAACATGTGCGTACAATGTAGTTATTTGTATGATGAAGGTTTACAAATTTACAGTGTAGAATTCAAATCACGGAATTGAAGAAACGGTCTTCGCCACAGATTCTTCGAGATAGCCCAATCCGCGGCAACACGGACACGTCACCATAGGATCTGAAACAATTTTCGTTTCAATCCCCCTTTCTTTTCTCGATTTCACGCTCTTTTCCCATTTTGATTTTCTCTTTTTCTCTTCCATGTTTGCACCGACCTATTTTCTGTGATTTCTGTCCATACTCGATAGGGCAAAACGGTTCCGTCATGCAGCAAAACCGCGAACCAATTTTCTCCAGCAAGTTTTCTCGCCAGGTTTGAAAACTCTGTCGGAATTCCAAGAGACCACCCATCTTTCCGAATCAACGCAAAATCTGGCACGATTCGAAATTCCCGATACGCTTGCCGAAACGGAAGTGTCACACCATCCGGAGAAACCAAAACGTAGTCCACACCGTTGTCGATCACTTTCTTAGCTAGACGATTGATCTCCGACATAGCTGTTTCCTTTCGGGTTTTTTCTATCTGTCCATCGTTTCAAATTCCAATAAAAAATCGGATGCGCGAAACAAAAATAAATTCTGGATGCCTTTCTCCACCACCTCCGATCATAGGAAAGCATGTCCTCCAAAATTCTTTTTCTATAAATTGAAGTCGGCATTCTCAAAAATTGATCTTTCAAATTTTCCAAGGTCCGAACCGAGTGGACAAACATTCTCATTCCGCTCATGTATAATTCCTCCGAGTAACGACCCCTCCGGATCCAAATTCGAACAGAGCTCCACCGATTCAAAATGTCACCATTCTCGTTCGACTCGTAGCGAAAAACTTTCTCGAAGCGAAATTTGCCCAATCGAATTATCGTAAAGTCTTCATCGTGTTTGCTTATTTCGACGTTTGCCTTTCTGGCCCACGAACCAAATGGCCCATCATTTGCATCTATGAATTCTTTGAATGTGTGCCCACAGTATCTTTCGCCATGACGATTCCAGACAATTCCGCAAAGATGCGTTTTACAAAGTTGATTGGAGCATTCGAATTTCTCTTTCAGCGAAGGCGAAACGCACTCGACGTGCTCTATCGAAGTTTCTAAATAAGCCATACCAGTTACTACCAAATCCGACCTGCAATGCGGACACTGCATCTTGAGTGGTTCGTTCATGACGGCTCCGATTTTTATAAGTGATCAAGCTACCCATTCCGACATCCCTTTTATGAAAAATTTCCACGTTTATCGAGCGATTCAAAAACATGGAAATGTGATAAACAATATTTTTATCTCACCCTTTTGTTTTCCCAAAAAACAAATACACCAAATTTTCAATCGACCCTAAACTCATATCAAAAATTCTACAAAAAGCAAGAAAAAAATTCTAAAAATGCACAACAATTGACCATATATTTTACACATACTGAAAAAAGCGCCGAACTTCCCGTGGGGGGGGACAAAGGGGGGGGTCTTCCTCACGTTTCGGCCATGGATCACGTTTCGATCTTGTCCGGAGAGATCCGGCCTGGATCAAAGTTTCCGGATGGCCAGGAGAGTTCCGGATTGTGAAAAGTGACCGGAGTGTCCAGAGTGTCGGATCTTGGTAATGTGCCTCATCTGTCCCCCGCCTCATACGCGCGTACGCGCGTTAAAGACTCTCGGTTAAGTAAGGTTTCTCCGATCTGCTCTGAGATCCGATCCTAGATCTTGGTTTTATATAATTGGAACAGACTGTATTCGACGAAGGAGAATACAGTCTGTATCTGATCTGTGTCTGGGATCTTCTCTCTGCTTTGCAGAGAGAAGATCCTTTTGTTCCTCTCTCTAAACTACAGAGAGAGGAACTTAATCTCTGAAGAAATACTGTAAAGTAACAATCTCCCACAAATACAAATAGAAACAAGTCTTAAAGGCTTTAAGTCTTAAGAAAATTAAAATACCGCGTGTATGCGCGTATACATGCGTGCGTGATACAGTTAATACCATTTCCCAATTTTTATTAAATTTCCAATTTCCCAATTTCTCAAAATTGATCAACCCAACCAAAAATTAAAATTTCCAATTTTGAATTTTTAATTTCCAATCTCAAATCGCCGGTTCGAATTCTACATCGTAAATTGGTAAACAAATTTCTTACAACAAATCACATAAACCATTTTTCTTCCTGGTTATCAAAACTCAAAAATCGACATTCTTTCAAAATTTTTGTTGACACGAGTTCCGGTTTGTGGTTTTTTTGCGTCCATGGAACTTGCTTCACAACCAACGAACAAAAAAACCATGCTGCAACACGTAACACATTGCGATGCCGACGCTTTAGGTTGCGCTCTGCTGGCCGGTCCAGCAGCAATTCGCTTCTGCGATTATCAAAGT